GGCGCGGAGCGCCATACTCCCAAGGAAAGCTGCATGACCAAACCCGGTTTCTTGGCGGGTTCGTCCCGCTTTGCCCACCTCGCCGGCCTGGGCCGCGCTCGCCGCGCTGCGGATGCCAACGACGAAGGCGAAGAATACGGCAACCGCAAGGACGGCCGTAAAGCCGAAGACGATGACGACGACGACGGTCGCGGCGACAAGGACAAGGACAAAGCCCGCAAGTCGAAAGCCGCCGACGACGATGACAGCGGTGACGACGACGGCGCCCGCAAGGGCCGCAAGTCGAAAGCCGCCGATGACGACGATGACGGCGACGACGATCGCAAGGGCCGGAAGGCAAAAGCCGCCGACGACGATGACGACGACGACGATCGCAAGGCCCGCAAGGCCAGGCGCGCCGAAGACGACGATGGCGATGATGACGACGACGAAGAACGCGAAATGAACGGCCGCAACGCCGTCGCCTCGGCCCGTCGCCGCGAACGCCGCCGCTGCTGCGCGATCCTCGAGGCCGCCGCCGATGCCATGGGCAACCCCGCGCTGCTCGAAAGCGCGCTGACCCAGATGGAAAGCACCCACGGCACCGGTTACGCCGTGCGTCGTGTCGAACGCGCCGCGCGCGCCGCCGAAAACAGCGACCGTTCGGAATCGCGCACCCGTCGCAATCCGCAAGTCGGCAGCGACGGCCCGCCGCCGCGCGGCGGTGCGGCAGAGGCCGGCAAAGGCTGGGCCGCTGCCATCGCCAAAGTCGTCAATCCGAAAGGCTGAACGACCTCACCTCCATCCCTTCAAGGCGCGCGCTCCCGAGCGGCGCCTTTTTTTGTGAAAGATCAGAGCAATGGGCAATCCCACTGTCACCCCGATCACCGAAGCCTGGCACGCCGGTGGATTTATCATCCAGGAGCCAAGCAACGGCATGTACACCCGCGCGTCGATCACGCTGAAGAGCGGTTTCGGCGTGCTGCTGGCCGGCACCGTGCTCGGCGCGTTCCTGACCGGCACCGCCGCCGCCACCGCGCTCGGCACCAACACCGGCAACGGCACCTTTGGCGCGATCACCGTCGGCGGCGCAGCCGCCACCGGCAATTACGTCGTCGAATTCGACAGCGCGACGCAGTTCATCGTTTCCGCCCCCAACGGTCAGGAAATCGGCCACGGGACAACGGGAACGGCGTTCAGTGCCGGCGGCATCGGTTTCACCATCACCGCCGGCGGCACGGCGTTTGCGCCGGGCGACAGCTTCAACGTCGCTGTCACCGGCACGCTGCAATATGCGCCGTTCGACCCGACCGCGACCAACGGCCTGCAGAACGCCGTCGCCATCCTGTGGAGCGGCCGCCGCGATACGACGTCGGCCGCACAAGTCGCCGTGGCCGTCGTGCGCGGCCCGATCCGCGTGAATGTCGGCGAACTGGTTTGGGGTGCCAACGTCACCACCACGCCGCAGCAGACCGCCGCGCTGGCTGCCCTGACCGCGCTGGGCATCCTGTCCAGCTGATCTCCATCACCCGATACGCCCCCTCGGCCTTGGGCAAGCCGCACGAACGCTCGCCAGCGATGGCGGGCGTTTTTTTGTTTGGACGGAGCCCCCAATGGTCTCGCTGAATATCTTCAATCAGGATCCGTTTTCGACGTTCGAGCTGACCGCCGCCGTCGAGCGCATCCCCCACAATCCCCAAATTCTTGGCGATATGGGCATTTTCGAACCGTTCCCGATCCGCACCACCGCGCTCGGTATCGAAGAGCGCACCGGCGTGCTCAACCTGATCAAGACATCGCAGCGCGGCGCGCCGCCGTCGACCGATCGCACCACCGAACAGCGCAAGATGCGCTACTTCGACACCGTGCGCATCAGCCACGATGACACCATTTTCGCCAGCGAACTGCAGAACATCCGCGCATTCGGCACCGAAACCGAGCTGATGCAGGTCCAGGCCGAAGTCGCACGCCGCCTGGCCGGCCCGACCGGGCTGATCCCGCGCATCCAGTACACCTGGGAAAACATGCGACTGGGCGCGATCCAGGGCATCCTGACCGATGCCGATGGCAGCACGCTGTACAACTGGTTCGACGAATTCCAGATCAGCCAGCCCGCCGAGCAGGTGTTCAATCTGGCCGCACAAGTCGTCGGCTCGCTGCGCCCGCTGTGCAACACGGTCGTGCGCGGCATGCGCCGTGCGGCAAAGGGCGCGTTCCTGCCCGCCACGCAGATCATCGCGCTGTGCGGCGATACGTTCTGGGATGACTTCATCGTCCACCCCGACGTCGTCGAAACCTACAAGAACTGGGTCGAAGCCGCCGAACTGCGCGGCGACTGGGCTTTCGGCACGTTCTATTTCGGCGGCATCACCTGGATCAACTATCGCGGTTCGGATGACGCCAGCACGATCGCCGTCGCCACCAACAAGGTGAAGTTCTTCCCCAAAGGCGCACCCGGCATTTTCCGCCAGGTCATGGCGCCGGGCGAAGCCTTCGAATGGGTCAACACCCCCGGCAAGGAATACTATGTGATCCCGATCCCCGATCGTGAACGCAACACCTTCTGGCGCATGGAGGCGTACAGCTACCCGCTGTTCATCTGCACCCGCCCCGAAGTGCTGTGGTCCGGTACCGCCGATTCTACGGCGGACTGATAGACCCGGCCGACTGGTGGGGCGTGTCCCCCCTGCGCGCCCCGCCAGTCACCCCTTTCTCGCCTTCTTTCGTCATTCCCGACCTGATCGGGAATCCGACAACTCCGAGTGACCGCCATGCCGATCAACTGGGACGCCCTGTTGCTCAGCGGCGTGATGGGCATTTTCGGCGAACCGATCAGCTACACCCCGCGTGGTGGCGCGCCGATCGTCATCACCGATGCCGTGTTCGACGAGGAATCGGCCGATATCGCCATCGGCGAGGACGCGCAGATGTCCACCCAGCGCAAACCGATCTGCGGCATCCGCGTTGCCGCACTGGGGCAGGCGGCGGCGCAAAACGACACCGTTACGCGCACCAGCACCGGACTGGCCTATATCGTCAAGGACGTCATTCCCGACGGCCATGGTCACGTAAAGCTGGTGCTGCAGAGCAAGAGCGGGCGCATATGAGCTGGGAAGCGCCGCAACTCGACAGTCCGGTCACCTCGGAAACGCTGCTGGCGCTCTGCGTTGCCGCGCTGCGTGCCGATGGCGCCACCGATGCCGGCACCCGCGTCTATTCGCCCGGCGACTGGCCTTCGCAACAGGCCACGTTGCCGCAGATCAAACTGCGCATCGCGCGCGAAAGCCGCGTTTCGCTGGGTCGGTCGGGTTCGCCGCAATTCACCACGACCGCCACCATCCGCATTCTGGCGGAGGCGCAGGCCTTTGCACAGACCGACAACGCCGGCGCCGAACAGGCGCAGGCGCTGGCCTGGGCGCTCAAGCGCCAGGTCGAAGTCGCGATCATCAATTCCTACCCGTTGTTCAGCGCGATCCAGCAGCTCGCCGGCATGCGCAGCGATCTCGCCTACAACAGCGACGGCGCAACCCATATCGCCGGGATCCAGATGGATCTCGATCTCGAGTTTTACGAAGACGCCGACAGCTTCGCGCCCATCGCCACGAGCGCGATCAGCGACGTGCTGATCACCGCCACCAATTACGCACCTGCCGCGATCGACATCCTGCAGGCCTGCGAAGACTCACCCGAATAGGAGACCACCATGCGTGTTGTCAGTGTCCCGGGGCGCACCGTGCGCCACTGGGCGACCCATCGCGTCATCGACGACAGCGGCATCCTGTATGACGCGCTGTGCGTCACCACCGCGCATTACCTCGGCGCCGGCGATCTCAAACTCGTCAACGACGACGGGTCCGATATCGTGCCCGAGCCCGCGCCCGATGCCGCGCCCGCGCCTGATGCTGCGCCCGTCACCAAGGCGGCGCCCGCTGCCAAGCCTGCAGCGGAGTAACGCGCGATGACCGTTCCCTTCAACACCACCCCGACGAACCTGCGCGTGCCGCTGTTCTATGCCGAACTCGATCCGAGCCGCGCCAACACCGAACCGCAGTCGCAGCGCACGCTGCTGATCGCGCAGATGTACGGCGCCGGCACCTGGACGCCGAATCTGCCGGTGCGCGTGCCGTCGCCGGCGGCGGCGATCACGGGCGCGGGCTATGGCTCGATCATGGCCGCCATGGCGGCGATGTACATGCTCAACGACCCGTCGGCCGACGTGCATGCCCTGCCGGTCAGCGATGCGGGCGGCGCCACGGCGGCGACCGACACGATCACCTTTACCGGCCCGGCCACGGCGGCCGGCACGCTCGCGCTCTATATCGCCGGCGTGCTGGTGCCCGTCGCGGTGTCGGTGGGCGATACGGCCACCACGATCGCCACCAACACCGTCGCGGCCATCACCGCCTCGACCGGTCAGGCAGTTTCGACGATGGCCAACTGCGGCCTGCCCGTCACAGCCGCCAGTGCCGCCGGCGTCGTTACGCTGACCGCCGTCAACAAAGGGCTGTGCGGCAACGATATCGATGTGCGCATCAACTATCGCGGCACGGCCGCCGGCGAAGTCACTCCCGCGGGCGTCGGCGTGGCGATCGCCACGCCGCAGTGCAGCGGCGGCGCGACCAACCCGACGATCACGACCGCGCTGGCGAACCTGGCTGACCAGGCGTTCGATTTCATCGTCGTTGCCGCCACCGATTC